TAATTTAGATCTTAGCCAAGCTATTGATTTAGCGGCGGTTATGGCTAAAACAGCGGAAGAAAGAGCAACGCAACTACCATTACCTAAAGGGTATCGTATCTTGTGTGCAGTACCGGAAGCTGAAGGGGAATATGAAAGCGGCCTTGTTAAGGCTGACGAGACTAGACGGACGGAAGAGTTGTTAACCACAGTACTATTTGTGGTTGCACTTGGACCTGACTGCTATAAGGACGAGAAGAGGTTCCCATCGGGACCTTGGTGTAATGAAGGCGACTTCATTCTTGTTAGACCTAATGCAGGTACACGACTAGTTATTCACAACCGCGAGTTCAGGATCATCAATGACGACAGCGTAGAAGCAGTTGTTATGGACCCACGCGGCATCAAACGTAAGTTCTAAAGGAGGCGGACATGGCTGACGCAGATTTTAAGTTCCCCGACGAGATCGACGGTATTACTATTGATCGAGAAGGTGACGATTTTGAAATTGAGATCGAGGATGATACCCCGGAAGAAGACCGAGGCCGTACTCCATCTGATCCAGAAAAGGTAAAGAAGCTTGAGATTGAGGTAGATGACCTCGACAAGTACAGCAAAGAAGCTAAAGATAAACTGATTCGCATGAAGCGGGTATGGAATGATGAGCGACGTGCTAAAGAAGCGGCAGAACGTGAAAGACAGGAAGCTATTGTAGCGGCTCGGACTCTATACGCTAAGAATAAACGTCTTGAAGAGATGCTGACTAAAGGCGAGGGTGACTACAAAGAAGCCCAGATCACAGCAGCGCAAGCAAAGCTAAAGGCAGCTAAGAAAGCTCTTAAATCCGCACACGAAGCAGGAGACTCTGACGCTCTAGCCGAAGCTAGTGTAGAGATAGGTAAGTATCAAGCAGAATTAGATAAGGCGGAAAATTTTAAGCTACCCCCTTTACAAGAAGATAATTTTGTTGTACAACCACCTCAACAGATCCAATCTATTCCTAAGCCTGACAATAGAGTATTGGAATGGCAAAGCGAAAATCCGTGGTACGGACAAGACACGGAGATGACCGCTACCGCTCTCGGCATACACGAAAAGCTGAAGAACGATGGGGTACGAATTGGGTCTGAAGAATATTACGAGCGGTTGGACAAGACCATGCGTAAACGCTTCTCCGACTATTTTGAGGAAGAAGCACCTGAAGAAAAGCCTAAAGCACCAGCTAAGACTAAAGCAGGTACGGTAGTGGCTCCGGCAACTAGGTCGACGGCACCTAAAAAGGTAAGGCTAAGTCAATCGCAAGTTGCGCTTGCAAAGAAACTTGGAATTACACCGGAACAATACGTCCGCGAAATGTTAAAGATGGAGGCATAAGATGGCTGAAAATAGAATTAAACGCGATACAGATACCCGAGATTTTGCTGAACGTCCTAAACAGTGGATGCCAGCTGAACTTCTTCCCGAGCCCGACAAGCAGCCGGGGTATGCGTATCGTTGGGTTGCAACTTCAATCCTAGATGTCCCTAACCCACGTAACCTATCAGGTAAACTGCGTGAAGGTTGGGAACCTGTAAGACTCGAAGAGCAACCGCATTTTACACTGTTACTCGATCCCAATAGTCGTTTTAAAGACAATATTGAGATCGGCGGGTTGTTACTCTGCAAGACCCCAGTCGAATTTGTCGAACAGCGAAATGCCTATGTGCAACAGCAAACCGACAATCAGATCAAGGCAGTGGATAACAACCTTATGCGCCAGAGTGATTCTCGGATGCCTATCTTTAAAGAGGGCCGCTCCGAAGTTACCTTTGGTAAAGGTAAATAATTTTTTAGGAGTTTTCCATGGCTTATCCTACTGTCTCAGCCCCATACGGGCTAGCACCAGTAAACGAAATTGGGGGCCTTCCATATGCGGGTTCTACTCGTATGCTCCCTATTCCTACTGGTTATGGCACGAGCTTGTTTTATGGTGATACTATCCAACTAGTTGGTGGTGTAATCAATGCAAGTTCATATGCTTGTACTACTAACCCTACTACGCCTATCGGCGGCACCATTGGTGTTTTCGTAGGTTGCGAGTACACCAACCCCGGTACGAATCAGAGAATCCGCGCTCAGTATTGGCCTTCTGGTACTGTTGCTCAGGACGCTGTTGCGTACGTTATTGACGATCCACGTGTAGTTTTCAAAGTCGCTGTAGGAACGCAGAGCACGTCTCTTGCTAACTCTGGCACGACTATCGGCTACATGAGTGAGTCTTTTGTTGGTACTAACGTATACCCTATCACAGGTAATTCGGGTTCTACCACTTCAGGTGACTCTGCACTTCTCGTTACGGGCGGTGTAATCTCTTCCGGTACTTCTGGTAATACACGTCTTGGTACTGCAGCTGCTCCTTTCCGTGTGATTCGTTTGGTTCCTGATACAGCGGTTGTTGTTACAGCTACAGCTTCTACATCTGGTTCTAACACGGCTGTTACACTGGCTGCAGCTAACTCAGCTATCAGCCCCGGCATGCAGCTTGTTGTTGCTCCTAACGCCTCCGGTGTTGTTGGCGCATTAGCAGGTAACTTCATCACCGTTACTAACGTAAACGGAACGGCAGTTACTGTTAACTCAGCTATTACGCTGCCATCTGGTACTGCGGTATCTTTCATCGGTTATCCAGAAGTATTGGTTACTTGGAATCAGACATTCCACAGCTACACCAACTCTGCTGGCATTTAAGGAGCATATAAATGGCTATTTCACGCGCACAATTATTGAAAGAGCTGCTCCCGGGTCTGAACGCTTTGTTCGGTCTGGAATATGCTCGTTACGGCGAAGAACACAAAGAGATCTACGAAACAGAGACTTCTGAGCGTTCTTTCGAAGAAGAAACCAAGCTATCTGGCTTCTCAGCTGCACCTGTTAAAAACGAAGGCCAAGCCATCGCGTATGACAATGCACAGGAAGCATGGACTGCACGTTACAACCACGAGACGATTGCTCTCGGCTTCTCCCTCACAGAAGAAGCGATCGAAGATAACCTGTATGACTCACTGTCTGCGCGTTATACGAAAGGTCTGGCACGTGCTATGGCTTACACCAAGCAGGTTAAAGCTGCTGCTGTCCTCAATAACGGCTTCAACAGCCTTTATACGGGCGGTGACGGTGTAGCACTTTTCAGTGCGTCACACCCTCTGGTTAACGGTGGAACGAACAGCAACACACCATCTACCGCTGCCGATCTTAACGAAACTTCTCTTGAAGCCGCTGTTATCCAGATCGCTGCATGGACTGATGAACGTGGCCTGCTGATCGCTGCTCGTCCTAAGAAGCTCGTTGTTCCTCCAGCGCTCCAGTTCGTTGCAACTCGCTTGCTCGACACTGAACTTCGCGTTGGTACTAACAACAACGACATTAATGCTATCAAGAACAACGGTTCTATCCCAGAAGGATACACAATCAACCACTTCTTGACTGACACTAATAGTTGGTTCTTGACGACAGACGTACCTAACGGTCTGAAGCATTTCGAACGTATCGCCCTGCAGAACAGCATGGACGGAGACTTTGATACTGGCAACGTCCGTTATAAGAGCCGTGAGCGTTACAGCTTCGGTTGGTCTGACCCACTAGGAGTATTCGGTTCACCCGGTGCTTACTAAGCGGTAAGGATTGGGAGTTTTCCCGGTCGAGACGAGGGGCCTTCGGGCCCCTTTTCTTTTATTTAAAAAACATATTGCACAGTTAGTTAAAACATGTAATATGGGGTCATCTGGGTATTTTTCTCATACCACCACTGTCCCAGCAGACGATGCAACGATTGGTATGGGGCTTTTGCATAAGGAGTTTTATTATGGGTCGTAGTACATTTTCTGGTCCGATTCTTTCGGGCAGCAACCGTTTTGGTCAACAACGTGATGTTGGATTCACAGTCCTTAGCCAAGCAATTACACTAGATTTCTCGGTTTCAACCGCTGGCACTACCAACTATGGTGGAGCATCTGGGCAGTTTGTTTCCTCTATCAGCAACACAGCTTTCTCAGCTAACGAGAACGCAACGATTTTCGTACCGCAGTCTGGTATCACATCGGCTAATCCCACAGTTTCTGCCCCTACAGCTGATGCTTCAGGCACTAACTATCGTGGTGCGGTATTTTACCTCCCTATTAACTCTTCTATTCAAGAAGTACTGATCGACAATATCCTGCAGCCAACTGACGGAACTCACGCAGTTACAGGTATTCAGCCCTACGTTTCTAACAACTTCGCTACTTCTACAGGCGTTTACGCTACGGTTGGTGCGATTACTGGATCTACAGTAGGTCGTACAGCAGCTACATTTGCTACATCTGCTCAGAGTATCGCAGCATTGGCTACAACCGCAGACGTGCAGAATATCGCATGGCCTAATATCGTAGATCCCGCGTTCTTCTCTCAGGTTGTAGTTACTCTAGCCCTGACGGTAGCTTCACTGACTACAGTTAATGCTGGTAAGTTGAACGTTACTATCCGTTACGCGCAGCCTGATGCGACTGTAGGGACGGTAGGTGTTTACCCATACGGTAACTTAGATTAATTAATCCCTAGGGGGCTTCGGCCCCCTTCTTGGAACAAATAGGAGATTAGTTATGACAATTATAGTTCCGCAGAATACTGGGAGACCTATGTCTATCACGCGGACAGGAAGGCACGAGCCTTTCGAACTGCAGGTAGGTAGGGGACAGATTGGTTTTCATACCCCAGTAGAGCTTTTTGGGTACAGCACAGCGATAGGTAGCACAGCACAAGGCCCCCTTTGGGAGGGGTTGTCGTTATCTGGGGGTAATTACATTTACCCTTCATCTGCTGCTCAGTTGACCCTTGTTAGTAGTTCGACTTCAGACACGGCAGCGCTTCTGATTCAAGTGCAAGGATTGGATGCTAACTACAATTTGCAATACGAAACTATTGCAATGAATGGTACTACTAATGTCACCACGACAGGTTCCTATCTACGCATCAACGGGCTGTATTGCCTCAATGGCACTAACGTAGGGACTATTACAGCCAAAATCAGTACTACGCTGTATGCACAGATGAACCCCGGCATAGGGCAGACTCAGATGTCTCTCTATACGGTACCCAACGGGTATACATTCTACTTGACCTACATACAAGCTAACGCCAGTATCGGATTTACATCCAGCGCGTACATGACATTCGCTGAGTACAACAAGTTTAATCTTTCGACCACGGACAATATAAATGGATATCCGGTGACTATAGGAAGTAACACCACAGTTTTGTCACAGTCTCCGTTTGTACAGATCTTTAATATCCCCTACACCGTGCCTATAGCGCATCCGGCTGGCACTGATATTCAGTACCAAATGAAAGCAAGTACAGGTAGTCCATACACAGGTAGTATCTTTGCGGGTGGGTATTTAATTGCTAACTCTGTGAGTTAATTATGGCTAAGTCTCCAGCATGGCAACGCGCTGAAGGTAAGAACCCCAAGGGTGGCCTAAACGAAAAAGGTAGGGCTTCAGCTAAGAAGCAAGGCATGAATCTGAAACCTCCAGCACCTCATCCTAAAACGGATTCAGACGCTGGTAGGAAAAAATCGTTTTGTGCCAG